GCTGTGGTATTTAAAGAACTTATTATACTTACATCAAAATTGAAATATCCTGCCAATAATTTAATATTTCCCGAAAATGGCACTGTATCAATTTGATTGTTGGTTAAATTCACGTCTCTGATCACTGGGTTGGTTAAATTCACGTCTCTGATCCCTGGAACGTTTTGTTTTATATAGTCAATTAGATCTCCAATATATAAAATTCCATTGTATGTAAAAGTATCCTGGAAGGCAGTAATTGTTGAAATTATTGCGGCTTGAATGTTTGTTAAAGAATAAGACCCATAGTATGTAACTGTAAAATTTGCATTAAATATATTAGGGGATAAGCTAACGAAATTCAAAGGTATTCCAGGGATCGAAACGCCACCATTTGAGGCTTCGTTAAAGTAAGCAATAAATCTTGTCAACATTGCTAAGGGTAGGGCTGCAAGTTGATTCGTGGAGGGATCAATATAAGCAACTTTCAAGGTAAGCGTATCCGGTTCAAATGCCGCTTGTGCTATAGTCTGTTTGCTTGTATCAACAGGATTATAAACCATATTTCCCGTTGTCGGGTCTATAACCATGTCAATACCGTCTTCATAAGCCAATGCAGCGTTAACGTAATATCCCACCTTGCCGTAATTATTAGCTGCAATATTGGCATTTATAATATTTTGGGTATTCGTAAGTTCTGCAATCGTATTGTCTATGGTAATTCCCAAAGCCTCTGCCATTTTATTAAAAATAGCGGTAATGCTTGTATTTGCCAGCCCCGAAATTGCACTTTTTATATTAATTAATATTGTATTTATAACAGACATGGCTTATACATTTATGGTTTTTGCATCAATTTGAATATTTATATTTCCCCCTGTGATAGTAAAATATAAAGTTGTCGCACTTGGAAAAAACAATTCTACAAGCATTGGTTCCGTTGGACATGAAATAACGTCAAATATATCAAACCCATTTGGAGCTGTGCCAACTTTTAAAGAAGGCGTTCCTGAAGCTACCCCGAAATACATCTTTGAAATATTTGTTTTTGCTAATATTGCTTGAGATATATTGCCGGTTCTGTTTGATAGGATTATAGGAGGTGTCAATGAAGCGTATAATTCCCCCATCATTGCGTTTACTTTGCCTGACATAATATAAGCCGTATCGCCAGTCCCATCATTTTGGGACGTCCCCCTAAAAATTACTTGTTGTGACATATCATAAGTTTTGGTCTACTGTTAATAAAGTGCTGTCCATTTTGGCATTAAAATTATTGTCCATCCTAAAAATTATTGTTCCCTCGAAAATGGCTATCAATTCAGCTATTTGTAAATCTAAATCTCCTATATTTGAATTATTGCAAGCTGGGTATTTATCTAAAATTCTTAAAACATTCGATTGCAATACCACGGTGTCAGGAATTATGATAACCTGATCAACTTCTAATATTGGCGTCCAAGTATCAAACCCGTTAGCATCTAATATTAATTCCCAATTATCTAGTGACCCCGTGCTATTCAGCACAACATCGCAAATTCCCTCTCCATTTCTTACAGTATAGTAATTCATCAGTATGCAATATCGATTGTTATATCTGTAATGTTGTCTTTATTAATAACTGTATATTTTGCTTTTTTAGCCCCGTCTTTTTTCGCTTGGTCTGCCCAACGCCCCATTTCGTAATTGGCTTTCTGGACAGGGGCATTCAATGTGCTTTCCAGCCCTATTCCCCAAATGGGATTTTTAGGACTAAAGCAATGGGCTTCTTTTAGGACACTGCCATTTTGCACAGATGAATTTTGTATTAAAGCAATATCCCCACCCTGCATCACAACATCGCGAATATTTATGTCAAAATATATATCTTGGGTATTTGCCATTTTTCTAATGCTTTACTTTTACGTCTTCTAAATCATCCTTACTGCCTGGGGTTATTGGGCTTATTGATCCAAAAACCCCGCTAAAAGGATAAGTTCCCGATGGAGCTAAAGGAACAACCACCGTTTTTAATGTACTTAATAAATTGTTAGTAAAATCTTCTACTGCTTTTATTCGATTATGTAAAGGATCTAATTTTACTATACCTCCAAAATTGCCTTCATTGAACACAAACCCATTGATACTAATATTTAAAGTTTGATCGCCAATTTTAACCAAAACCTTATCACAAACATGCGCTTGATAAAGTTGCGGCCTTTGAATGTTATTATCTTTAAAACATAAAGTACATGCACTATTAGGTTGTGGTATCTCAATCAAAGAAGCTTGCGACCCTTTTAAAACTTTTAAAGGCACTTTTGTAAAATGATTATCAACCTCGCCTCCGTTTATGTTTCCTTTCACGTTTACCGTGCAAGTAAAGTCCGTTTCATCAACATCAACAATAATACCATCAACAATAATTGAAGCCCGTCCAAACGCCTTAAAAGCATTAATTAATGCTTGTGTAATTTCTTCATCGTCCTTACTGTCCATTTATCATGTTTAAATCTGTTAAATATGCTAATTTCAAATGCCTATGATAACCATTATCGTTGATAGTTATGTTTTCCGATGTAATTACGTAATTGCCGTTTCTATCAGGATATTGAACATCCGTGTAATTAACTTTCCAAAACAACCCACAAACCGGATAAAGATAAGTTTCAACCGTTCCCGTGTATCTATTTTGATAAGCTTTATTCAGGGCTTCATTTGCTAATTTATGATAATTATCGTAAACTAATTGTCCATCCTTCATTACCTGATTGCCTTTTGCTACTTTGTAAAAGAACACTTCCCTTAATTGTCCGTTTGGATCGCCAAGTTCAAAGCTGTCTTTTGTGCCATCTTCTTTTTCAAAGTAGGCTTTTAACTTTATCCTTAAAAATATTGAATTTGAGCCTTTATTTTTTAGTTTGGTTAAATTCGTGCTTTGCAAATCGGAATGAATAACATTCTTATCTGTTGATAGGTTGACAGAATTAACCGTGAAACTTGCAACATTGGCGTAAAGCTGGTTTCCTGTTAACGAAATATTGAAGCCTAGTTCCCGTTTGAGATATTCCAAAACGGCCGCAGGTGACATATTAGGGAAAGCAACATTGACTAATTGAAAGCTGAATTCTGGCTTAATTAACGTGATTTTGGGTATTGAAGTCCCATTTTCGTCATTTGCCCCTTGTATGCTTTCGTTAGTCCAGTCAATTAAATCCTGTAATAAATCAGCGAATTCAATTTTATCAAATCCTTTTCCTGTCCCACCTTTAGCTGGATGCCCTACTGATTTTTTAGTATAAACATAATTAGCTCCATAAATACCTAAATTAAACCAGTAAATATAATCAATACATTTTATTTTAATTGGCGTGCTTTCCGAAAAATCATATAAAAATCCCTCAAATATCCTTGCCCATTCGCCCGTATCACCAAACTTTTCATATCCATCATATTTGGCATTTATGACAATATGATCACCTGTGTTAAAATGCACCCTGGACGGTACTATTGCCTGTGATTCGTCATATTGTTTTATCCTTGCATTTAAAGGGACTACCAAATCGCAACTTGCACCAATATGATTACCGTCGTTGTGCATATCAACACTCACAACACTTGTTAATGTTGCACCGTTTATTATAACCTGTATGTGAGCGTTTACGTACATTTATGAGACACTATCTGTTGAATCCGGAACTATTAAAGTAGTTCCATAATTATCGTTATTGTCCGGGCTTTCATCTGCTTTAATCGAACAAATTACATCTGTATTTCCACGGATTGTTGTAAAACTAATAGGTTTTAAAACAACCCAATAAACACCAAGCCCATTTAAAAAAGTATTCTGAACTGATATAACCTGATCCGGCTGCCAGACATTTTCTTTTAAATCTTCAATTACCGTTTGGGGAAATATATATGATCCTAAATCAAATTGTTTTTCCCTAATTGTAAACTCAAAATTAATCTCAAATGGCTTTCGCCCTATGCGTTCAAAAACAACTGTCCCGTCTAAAATCTTACTTTCTGCAATTACTTTTTCACCATTTACCCCTATAATTACATCAATAGGTAATTGGATATCGTTAAGATAAACAACTGATGGCCGATTGGCAGGGCCTACAATATCTTTAGTGGTAAACCTCATTACATTGTTCCCGATTGTGTCATGCTCATGTTGTTCAATATCCTTAATAGTTGGTTGGCTGTCATTGGTGCTTTATTAACAATATCCTGACCGTTGCCGCCTGGCACGTTTACCTCTAACATAGGTTTATTAAAAGTAATATGTATCTGTTTTGCTTCGCCAAGCCCGCCAGATGCACCGCCTAAAAGGCTTGTGTTTGTGGCGTTGGCTGCTAAAGCTCCCCCGCCTCCTGCTTTCCCGCCCTTACTAAATTGGTCCAAGCTATCCATTTGCTCTTTAACGGTAGCCGATAATCCTATTTTATTTAATTTTGAGGGGTCGTAATTATTACCCATCAAATATTTCATATCTAATTCAAAATTATGTCTTGCATCAGATAATTCAACAATCGAACCTGATAATTTCCCTCTCGCCTTATCCATAGTTGATTTTGCATTTGCAATTTGCCTATCGTAATTACCTCTGGCCATCCTATAATTCTCACTCTCTTCATCTTGTTTTTGACGAGCGTATTCACTCATTTGATCACCGCCCTTTTTATAACGGCTTGTCCTATATTTTTCTAATTCTGCCTCTCTGCCATTTAGCAAATCTTGATATTCAATTTGTGCTTTATTATATGCCGTTTGCTTACCTCCTCTTTCTTTTTCTACTTTAGCGTATTCCTTTTGTATTTTTTCGAGTGATTCTTGTTTAATTTGTAGTTCAATTTTTCTAATCATCTGAACATTAGAATCCGATTGCGCTTGAGCCAACTGCTCGGTAGTCATCTTATCAGTCAAAATATAGGGTAAATAATCTCTATATTCTGAATTAAGCCTATTCATTGCCTCTCTTCTTTCATCTAATGGGACGTTACTATTTTTAACTGTTTCAAAAAGAGCATTTATATTGGTTTTAGCTTCTTCCATATCTTTACTAATATCATGTCCGAAAGCTTTATGAAATAAATCACCAATTCCAGTAATTGCAGGTGCTAATTTTGATAAACCTTCTGAAAGTAATTTGCCTATTCCTACTTTCATTTCTTCAATTGACTTAGTTGCCATCTTTAATTTGCCCGCATCGGTTTTTGCCATTGCCTCAGAAAGCCCGCCAAACTCAGTGCCTAATTCGTGTATGATTACTCCTTGTGCGGCTGCAATATTGCCAACAGCCATAAAGTTTTTTATCTGTTCTTTTTGCTGTGCAGAGAAAACAACGCCCTGCCTTTGCAGTCTAGTCATACCTTTTAAAGGATCATTTAAGGCTTTACCTACCATGTTGGCGGCTTCAGGCAATTCCATTTTAAATCTGGTTGCAAAATTTAATATGGCTGGCATGGCTTCATCAAATACTTTTCCTTTAATTTGGGTGAAAGTTAAAAGCATTGATTGGGCATCAATAATAGCTGACTTTGAAAATAACTCTTTACCGGATTGAACGGAAGCCATCTTTTCAAGTTCTTCAGCTGTTAATCCGGCTGCATGACCTGTAGATTGTAATGCACTTTCAAGTTTTGCCAGTGATTCTTCTCGTTTGTCGAATACCTCTAATGATTCTTTTGCTAATTCAAACCCTCCAAAAATAGAACCCAATCCGGTAGCTCCTAATATAAGCCCCTTCATGCCACCCATCATGCCTTTCATTTTTTCATGCATCTCACCGACATGACTTTTCACATTAGACATAGACTTTTGACTGTCAGTGTCTAGCTTATGAAAAGCCGTGTCAATACCTGATATTGACTTAACGGCATTTCCTTCAACTTCTATACGAAAACCATAAGTTTCGGCCATGTTATTCTGTCATAAAT